AGACAAATTGAACTGTGATTTGGTCGTTATCTTCCAAATCTATTAAAAGATGATGAAAATGAACACCACTATCAGCTGTCATATCCACTACAAAGAAAGTTGTAAATTCACTAGCGTTAATATCATTAGTGAATATATAATTGTCATTCGTAGCTGCCTCATCTCTTCTTTTAAATAAAAGGCTATTTTCTGAAGCATTGTATTCAGGTAAATTTGTACTAGCAGATTGTATTAAATTATTGTCATTTCCACTTAAATCATTCCAAGTTGCAACTTCATCACCATCAGATTGAGTAGATGAAAATCCAGCATGATATGTTGAATAATAACCTTGTAAATTTCCAATTTTTAATGGTTCTAATCTTAAATCAGGTGCATCACCTCTACCAGTACTAAAATGTCTATATTCATTTAAATTAGCTTTATTAGAAATTCTTGACTCATCAGCTATTTCTTGACTTTCATTAAATATAGCTAATTTATTATTGTTTATATCTAATAATTTTAATTTTCTTCCCTCATCAAATATATTTTTAGCCATAGTTTCATCTAATTGAAACAAGTAATTACTTTCTGGTATTTCCAACCATTCATCCCAAGTTAATTTTTTATCACCTTGTTTTTCTCTTGAAATTTCTGTTAATGTTCCAATTAATTTATAAGTGCTTAAATTATTTGTTTCTTTTATGTATTCCATAAAATTATCTTTTTTATCAGAAACTATATTTTGAAAACCCTCTGCTTTTTCTAACTTTCTTTCCAATATAGAATTTTCATATGAAAGACTTGAAAGATGTTTTACTTCTCTTGATAATGAACGAATTTCACCATTTAAATTTTTTATTTCTTCTTTTTTATTTCTTAATTCTTCTCTTACATTTTCATTAACTTTAATATCTTTTTTCAAAACACTAATTAAATCTTTAGATTCTTTTAATTTATTTAAAGACTCTTTTAATTTAGTTTTGTAATTGTCAATCTTGTCATTTTTAGATACCAATGCTTTTTCATATGTATCTAAATTATTTACATACTCTTGATATACTCTTTTTCTTTCTTCTGTAACTTCATTGACAACTTTTTTACTATTCTTAGTTTCGTGATTTAATTTGTAATTTAACTTATTAAGTTTTTCATTTAATTGTTTATTAAGTTTTTTAGCTTTTTCAATCACTTCATCTTTGTAAGAAATTCTGTCTTGTAATTTATTTATTTTTGTATGTAATGGATTGAATTGTGAATTAATTTCTTTTATAGTATTTTCTTTTATTTGTAATTCATTAATATAATCTTTTTCTTTAATTGAAAAAGCTCCATCTTCAAATTTCTTTGCAGTATTTAATTCTTGAACAAGAAAGTCTTTTTCTTTTTCTAAATTCAAAACCTGATTTGATAGACTTTGTGCTTCTAATTCTAACTTTTCAATAATTTTTTCTTTATCTTGTATTTTATCTTCATATTGAGAAGTTATTGGTTTTCCACTAAATCTTTCTTTTAATATATCTAAACTCATTTAATTATTACCTCGTTTTTTAAATCTTTTAATTTGTGCAGGTGTTCTACCTGTTCTTTCTAATATTTTATTCTTTTTTCTTCTTTCTTGTTTTCTTAATTTAGCTGCTTTATTTGGCATTATCTTGGCCTTTCTTCTATTTGTAATGATGATAATCTTGAACGATGTGCTGTCGCTACAATGTTGTGTTTAAAGTTTGGATGTCCTCCGAATAATTGTGGTTCTGTTGTTCCATTGATTTCCCAATAATAATCATTCCAATCCACAATGTCACCAATCTCAGGATAAAAATTCAATGAACCACTTGATAAATTTTCTCTTTGGAAAAACATACTGATATTACCATTCAAATCAGCACCAAATTCATCTTGAATAATTTCAGGTTCTGCATATTCAATTAAACAATTAACTCTGAATCCAATATCATAATATTTAGCAGTTGACTCACCATACACATTGTCCTCTGTTCTATCCACATTTACTTTATAGATGTCAACAGATTGTCCGACAATCTCATCAATCAACTCTTCATTCATTTGATTAATTAAATCAAATTCTTTTTGTGGTATAAAAAATGGTTTTGTTTGAGACATTTAATTATCCTATATATATTTTCAATGGTGCTTTGTTCAATACTTCTTGTTGAGAATTAGCGACTTCTTGTTCAGTAGCTGCTTGTTCTTTTTTACTAACAGCCTCTAAAAACTCACTTAATTCTTCTAATAAATTTGCTTTTTCTTCTCTACCTTCCGATTTCAATGCTTCACCATCCATAGAAACTTCACCATTTGGAAGTGGTAATGAAGCGTATTTACTTCTGATAATACCCAATAATTCTTTTGCCAGTGCTAATGTATATTTTCTAATCCAATTTCTGCCCATTGAATTTATTTCATTATATACTATAAATTTGTATGGTATGTTTGATGGGTCGGATACTTTATTGCTTGTTTTCGCTTGAGTTACATCTGTCATATTATTTCTTTTGTAATAATGAAAATATATTTTTTCACCAGCATCAGTTGATTCTGGTTTTGGAAATATTCTCATTTTATTATTAATTAATTCAAATGAATATGCAGATTTTCTAACCAAGTCATTTGTTTCAATCGCATTAGCTCTTGCTAAATCATATGATATTGGTCTTAATATGTAAGATACTGCTGGAGATACATTACCAAACCCAAATGAATCCAATAATTCTATATTGTCATAAGTTCCAGCGAATGGGTCATAGAATTTAGATATAGCAGCAGGTGATTGATTGAATACTCGTTGAACCACCATTGGATTTTCAGTTGTAACAGATTCTTCTAAACGAGCTTCAGTTGGTAAATCATATACTTGTTGTGATGATGTGATAACTATTGAACCTGTAAACATAGTAGCGTTACCACCTACATTAACAGCTTGTCCGTATTGTTCTGATAATGTAAATAAAGACAGTCCACCAACTGCTGTTTCAGCTTGGTGAGAACCTGTTGAACTCATTTGAGAACCACTTTCTTTAGCACTGTTTCCATAGTGTTCCCACATCCAATTCTTTGTATTATAGTGGTTTATTTGTTGTGAGTATTCCGAAACAGCCTCTTCAAAGCAAGCATATATTGAACCACTATTGAACTCCAATTGCATTACTGGATGTCCAAGTTTTTGTGCAACATATTTACAAGTTGTTAAACTATCGGTTTGAAATTCTGAATCTGTATCATATATTCCATGCGGTGTTGAACCAGTAACTTGTAAAGCTGATGTTGGGTCTTGATATAAAAAATTAAATTTTGACATTTATTTCTCCAAATGGGTATAATTCTTCATATATAAATATCAAGGGAAAACAAAAAAGGGTGAGATAATTCCCACCCTTTTGAGTTGTTTAAATTAAATTATACCTTATTTAGCTTTGGTAATTTTAATTTTTCTACATCTTTTTTTCTGTAATCCGTTATTTTTGATATTGCATCTATTTCAACATTCCAAGATAAATTTAATGTATCATAGTAGTCAAATATTTCATAATCATTACCAAATTGTTCTTTTATTTTAGCATCTACATATGGTTTTACCAACTCTTCTACTTTTTGCAAATTTAAACTTTTATCTGCATTAAGTAAATTTCCATTTGCAAATTTAAAACTATCTACATTAAAATGGTCAAGTATATCATCTAAAGTAAAGTCAATTTCCATATTGATATTATCAAAAATAACTTTTTTACCTACTTTCTTCATATAACCCTCTAATTTATTAATTATTTAATATTACCCTTGTGATGCTAATACAAATCTAGCACTTCCAGTAACAGCAGCTAATGTTGTACCGGTTACTGAACCAGTCGTAAATAACCTACCAGAAACTCCAGGATCTGTTGTACCTAAAGATGAGAGTGTTACAGTACCTGTAGCTGTAAGATTACCATCAATAGTACCACCATCGGTAAGATTTAAAGCACTTTCTCTTTTTGTTATTTTATATTTTCCTACTCGTTTTGCCATTTTTTATTCTCCTAATGTTGAGTCACTACTCTCAGGATTGTTTAATTTTTTTATACTAACCTTGTTTAGTGACTACTTTAGCTAGTAAATTATAAAATATAATTCATATATAAATATTGAATAAAAAGAAAAACCCCCTAAATAAAAGGGGGTTTTTTCTTATCTAAGTTTGTAAAAAACTAACTTACACTAAGTTTAAGTCTTTACAGAAGATTTTACCATAGAACTCTGGTCTAATCATTTTCTTAGCATATCGTGTCATTACACCTTTTCTTGGTGTGAAGTCACTTGGGTCATATACTAATGGAGTCATAATTAGTGGTACATATGGAGAATATACAGCACCAGTTTCTAAGAAATTACTTCCTCTGAAACCAACAAGTATTGTATTTTCAGTCATATATGGGTTCTTATAAACAGTAAATCTATTTTGTAGACTTCCTGCAACTTGAACACCAGCCGCAAATTGTGATTTATTTCCATCTGTAGATGTCATATATCCTGGAATAGATTCAAGGATTGTAGCAACAGTTGGTGAAACAACAACGAAGTTAGCACCACCTCTAAGAGTTAATCTTTGGATTTCGTTAGAAACCTTTTGGATTTTACCTAATAGAGTTTGATACCATTCATATCTTGTTCCGTAGAATGTTGTAATGTTCCAAGCATCTTCAGTTGTTCCTGTTCCGTTATAGTCCTCACCTGGAGTAGCAGACCAGAAATCAGTTGTTGTAGCATCTGAGATTAACTCC